TCATACCGATTTTTAAAGTTCTTTTACCATATCCATTTTCCTCTGAATCTACAAACCATTGAAATTTATTTGGATGCTTGTCACTCATATGCTTTAGTAATATTGGAGACCTATGGAAACAACCAACACAATTATTTAAGTAAGCAAATCTTACATTTTTATCTTTCCAATAATTCTCAATAGAATCTTTAAAAGTTGGATTATCTATTAAAGGAAACTTAGGTTTTTGCCATTCAATATCTGCCCATTTATTTTGAGTTTTACGTTTACCTACTATTGCTTTAAATTCTAAGTTGCCATTTTCATTTGCTTTTGACAACATTGTCTTTGCTCTCCTTTGTTCGTTAGCCCTAAACCCTATTCTCATTTCAACAACTTCATTTATTTCTTTTCTCCACCAATCAAAAATTGGTTGCAGCTTCATTTCAGTTGTACAAAACCTTTGAGTAACATTTGGTAAATATCTTTTACCATTTCTTACTGTAATTTCATCAAATGTTTTACCAGTTACCCAATCAATCTTTGATCCTATAAACTGCTCTAAGTCTAACATTGTATAAATAATCATATCTTCTTCAAGCGTTCCAATAAATTCAGTTCCTAGCCTATCAGAAACTTCTTGCCTTATTTTAGCATCTGGGAACAAACATTTTTTATCATCTGTTCTAACTAAAGAAAATACATTATAATCAGCAGGATAGTTTGCAGCGATGTAGCTTGATGTTTTACCACCACTTAATGAATTAACTTTTTTCATAACATATCTTGTATTTCCCCCTCGATATACATTATTGCATTTTGACAAGTGTTATCTTCTGTTTTTCCATTTTCAATATCTTCTAAAGCATTTATGTAAATATACCTTATTTGTCTTTCTAACATAGGAAATTCTGCTATTGACTTCATACAAAACCTAGCTAAATCTCCAATGTTTATAGTTGTTTTTTTCTGCTTCATAATTCTTTTAATGAATCTTTAATTGAACTTAAATGCATATCCTGCATCTTTTTATTTTCCTTTACAACTTGATCTACTATAAAACCTAAGTCTTTAAATAAATGCTCTACATTAAAAACAACCCAGTTATCTTTTCCATATCCAATATGTAATTCTCCATCTTGGCAATAAAGGTGATTTGTTTCGTGTATGTATGTAGTTTTATTCTTTGTCATATTGTGATAAATTTATTTGTAAATAATTTCTTAAATCTGATTTTTCTTTTATTCTAAAATTAATAGTTATATCAGTTATAGCTTGGTCTTGTTCTGTTCGGTATTCGATTTTTTTTCTAACCTCATCCCAAAGTGCTTCATTTACTTTCATTTTATTAAAGTTAAATCTAATTCATTTGCTACATAATTAATATGCTTCTGTGTAGTCTGTGACCAATATCCTAATTGAAATAATTTACCCTCTGCTATTGTTGCAACGTGAGTTGTGTAACTCCATACCTGATTCCCTTGAATACTTAAATTCTGCTTGTACTTTGATAATTTATACATCTGTTCTGTTTTTTAAAAATTATAATATTTATTGTAAATTTCTTTTGCATCAGCCATTCCTTTTGAATGCTGTTTATTTGCCAAATCATAAAGTATTTCATTTAATACTATGAATTGATCTGTTGTTAAATCTAAATTAAGATTTTTTACATTATCAAAAGCTATTGATAAATTTGATTGTTTTGTTTCTGTTGCCATTTGTTCTGTTATTTAATAATTAATAAAGTATAAATATAACATAAATATACTTATAAACAGAAAATTTAATAACTTATTTTTCAGAAATATTAATATTTATTATACTAGCATCGTTTTCTTCTAGTAAATAAACATCTTTGAGCAGTCTTTTCTTTGTCCACATTGTAGTATCAGGACAATATTTTTTTACAGGTATTGGCATCTGTAGATTGTTTAGCCAATATAAAAAATTTCCTTTAGGATCATTAACAAAATATAATTTAATTACATCTTTATCTAATGACATTAAGGCATCGTACTTGTCTTTTTCAAGCATCTTTTGTTCGTAATACTTATTACGAAACTTCATTTCAATAACGCAGTCTTTTCCCTTTGGTGTTTTACCTATTGCATCGTATCTAGTAAAACCATCACCACACCATTCTAAATCCCACCCATCTAAGTTAAGCAGGAATACAACTGCCTTTTCCCACTTATTAATCTTTTTTAATCCCATTGTTCCAAATAATATTCAAGTCTTTTATCCATTGAACTATTCTTTTAGGGTTACAAGTACAGGGTTTATGGTATTTGTGGTTGTGGTATTTTGCGTGGAGTTGGCAAACCAATTCAAATTCTTCAGAGGATAAGTGCTGCTTCTTACCCATTCTGAATTTTCTCCAATCACTTCTATCTTCTTTTTCAAATCTTACCATCTTTTAATTTTTATATTATTTAGACTTTCACGTCTTTTATCACAATTACATTTTGTTCCTTTATAAGTATGATATTTATCTACTAGGTATTTTATACCTGTACATTTAGTTATGTAATAAATTAAATCTCCTAGTTTCATTATATTGATTTTAAAATTTCTAAACAAAGTTGGTTTGGTATTTTACTTCTATTATAATTACCCTTTACTCCTTGCGTTCCTGTTCTACTTCCTCTAGGTGCTGATTCGTGATGACAATTTTTATTTCCATTAAAACATTCAGGTCTAGGTTGCCATCCATTTATATTTAATAATGATCTTATATTATTGCTCCAAATATCTGTAGGCTTTGCTCTATTATCTCCATAAGTACAATACCAAACTGTTGTTTTTGGTAATCCTTTTACAACTTGCAATTTTCTTAATTTACCTCTAGGATTTTCAATATACCAAAATTTAGGCTTTAAGTATTTTATTATTTCTATTGTTTTTTTTACAAACTCAACTCCTAACAAAGCATTTTCTGATTTTGGTGTATGGTCTTTATTCCAATGTTTGCCAATACTTGCAACAGAAAAATAAGTACAAGGTGGACTTGCCCAAATAATATCAGGTTTAAAAGGTACTTTTTTAACATCAAAATTTAATATATCAACTACATAATCTATTTTATCAAAGTCATTTACATCACTACTAAAAACATCATAACCTAAACTTTCAGCTGCTTTTCCAATACTTCTGCTTCCTGCAAACAATTCTAAAACTTTCATTTGAATTTTGTTAAATGTTTATTATCAATTACGTATGTTTCTCCAAAGCCAAAATCTTTAATTTCTTTTAATTCTATTACTTTTTTTCTTTTTATATGACCTATCAATTCAACAGAGTTTTCTTTTACCCAAGCAAGTACATAATGCTTTGCTATCTTTCTTTTAAATTGATTTGCAAATAATAACAAAGGTGGTCTATTATTAGAATTAGAAGATTTAACATCTACACCATATTTAAAATCACTTCCTGAATCTCCTTTACCAATAGTTAAAATATCTACCTTTTCCCCAGTATGTTTAGAATAAGCAAATTCTCCAATAACTCCAATGTAATGTCTCCACCAAGCAGGTTTACTTTTAAAAAAATTAGAACTATTTTTTGTGTCTGCGTGATTCATTGATCCTGAACGTTTCATAGCTAAATCTTTGCACCAATCTAATTCTTTGTCTGTTAATTTGATTATCATATTAATTTCTTCAATTTGTCTTTTACTTTTCTGTATGTATTGTAAAGGGTATAATATTCAATATATGAATTTCTAGAAAAGTCTGCTATACTTTCACCCTCGTTTATTATTTCAAAAACTTTCCTATCATACCAAAACATTTTATTTAGTTCTGCTTTGATTTTATCATAGGCTTCATCATAATCTACATCACAATCTAATTTAGTATAATTGGTATCTTCAATATTAAGCATTGTAATATTTTTACCCTTACGTTTTAAATCGATGTATAATGTTTTTAATACCTTATAGATGTAATAATAGTTAATATCATTGTCATAATAAATAATATCTAAACCTGCTTCTATTTTTGGTATTATTTTAATATACATTTCCTGAACAATGTCCTCAGAAATTATACTATTACAACCAAATGAATTGACTACATTAATCCAAGTCTTATGCTTTTTAGCTAGTAATAATATAACTTCTTTTTCAGACATTATTTTAATGGGTCATATAAATTTTCTACTATTTGTGGTAATCCAAAATCATTAACTTCAAAACTAAATGTATCAAAAGAATAACCTCTAGATCTTCCACACTTTACAGTAACCCAATCTTTATTTACAGTATTAGCTTCTAATTGTATTACAGTTTCTGCTTTCTTTTCTAAGAAACTACCTAGATGTCCTGTACCTAGTTTTGAACTACCAAAGTTTTGATGTATAACGTTTATAATGTGGCATTTGTAATTTGATGACCACTCCATTAATTTCTGAACTAAATGATTACTTTCTGAAATATTATTAGCATCAGAACATAAATCTGCAATTCCATCTATAATTAATAAAGATGGTGTTTTAATTCTTTCTTTTAAATAGTAATCTATAAATTCAATTCTCATTTTATAGTCTATTGACCTTAACCCAAAGGTATGATAAATTTCTGAATTAATATTTGAGTCCATTTTATGTACCCTTTCAAACACTTTTTGGCAATGCCAAGCCCCTTGTTCTGTATCTATATGAATTAATTGTCCATCGTTTCCTTTATGTCCTTTTATATTTCCTCCAAATTGATTTTGATTACTTAAATAACAAGATGCTAAAAGTGATATAAAAAATGTTTTCTTTGTTTTAGGTGGTGCAGTTACTACTGATAGATTTCCGTATGTTCCCAAAGCTATCGGTACAATTAAATCACCATCTACTTTATTTGATTTTACTACTTTCTCACCATAAGATAATGCTACTGGTGGATAATCTACTTTTTCTTTAGAATTTATAAAACAATCTTCTTCTATAAATTGCATTAACATTCTGTGTTCGTTCTGTTTTTCTGTCATTTGATAAATATATAAAAAAAAAGGTATAGATTATAAAACCTACACCTTTTTATTAAAATTGGTTAGTCTTAAAATGGTAAGTCTGCATCAGCAGTTGCTTCAACTTTAGCATCTTCTTTTTCTGCTAGAGTTATATTTCCATCAGTCCAAACTACTTTTCCGTTACCTAAGTAATTCTTTTGAACTTTTGCATCCCTTTCTTCTTTAGTTTGACTATCCATAAAAGCAACGTTGTTACCATATCTAGTTTCATCCTGAACTGATATAGTAAAGTTATAATAGACTGCTCCATCTTTTCCTTTGATGAATTTTTCCTTTGGTAATTTATCTACTCTAATAGATCCTGTAATAAGTGTACTCATAATTTATTTATTTAGTTATTAATTTAATTTTCATTATTTGTAAATTCTGCGTGTTCTCCACAATCAGAACAAATACCTGCATCCCATAAGTTAGATGCTCCACAACAATCTGATTCCATATTATTTCTTTTTAAAGTCATCTGATTCATCTTCTCCAAATACTCCTAATTCATAGAAGCCTGTTAGTTTTAATACTGCCCTGCTTAATGCACGTTTCTCTGCCATTTCAGCAACATACCAACTATTGCAATTACCATCTTTATATCCTGTACCTTTTAATGCACTACCAAAAGTTTCTAGTATTGTATTAGGTTTGGCTGAAAGATATGCGTTTGCTTTAAATACTGCGAAGTTAGTTTCACACTTTATAACCTCATAAGTTATAGTGATATTTTCTTTTGCCTGTATTTTTTCAATACCTTGTCTTGTAATAATTACATAATGCTGATGCTTGTAAACATCATCTTTTTGTAAGTCGTACTTTTTGTAAAGTTCTAATAGTTTTTCTCTGTTCATCTTATTTAAAAATTTGATTTGATACTTCTAATTGTGCTTCTAAAAATTCTATCTTTTTTAGTAATGCTTTTATTCTAAACTCATATTCCTCTATGATTGATTTAGACGTTTCTGTTGAATAATTTATTCCCATTAGTCTAAATTTAATAAAGTTGATTTTGCTATCTCTAATCTTTTGTAAATAGCCATTTGAGTGAATGCATCACCATTTAATACTGCGTGATGTAATTGTTCTTCTAAGGTTTTAATTTCCTTACTTAAAGTTGTTCTTTGTGTTACCATACTTTTTAATATTAATTATAATTAATAGTAATAAC